GGAAATAATGGCGGTGGACCCGGAGGTGGAGACGGAGCAGATGGAGCACCTTTTGCAATTATGGGATCATCACCAGGAGCACCTGGTTTTGGAACTCCAGGACCCTCACCAGGAAGATACTTTGGCGGCGGCGGAGGCGGCGGCGGTGAAGTATTTGTCGGTACTACTTCAGGAGGAGCTGGAGGCGGTGGAAATTCTGGAAAACCTGCAGGTGTTGCTGCTAGTCCAGCAAATACAGGCGGCGGCGGAGGCGGCGGCAATGTAGGAGGAAGTGGTAACGGAGGCGGCGGTAACGGCGCACCTGGAATAGTAATGATAAGGTATAAATTTCAGTAATGGCACACTTTGCAAAAATAAATGATGACAACGATGTGCTTACAGTATTAACTGTTGATAATTCTAATGCCAACACAGAAGCTGAAGGTCAGGCTTATTTAGAAACACATAATAATTGGCCTGCAGATAAATGGATTCAATGTTCATACAATACTAGAAATGGAGTTCATTTATTAGGTGGCACACCGTTTAGAGGAAATTATCCTGGTGTTGGTTTTAAATGGGATCCAACAAATTTAATTTTTCATAGAACACAACCTTACCCAAGTTGGACTTTAAATACTACCAATGGAGTATGGGAGGCACCTGTTGCTAAACCAGATACAACTTCTACACATTCCGATGGAACAACTATTCAAGATTCCTATGCATGGGACGAAGATAATCAAGAGTGGATTAAAAACACAGTTGTTTTTTAGATTGATTTTTATACAAGTTGTTGTATAGTTTTTACAGAAATTATGAATAAGAAAGTATTAAGTGAGATAGATATTTATTTAGGAACCGTGGACATGCCTAAATATTTTGAAATTAATAGAGATGAATTAAAATCTAGTTTGTTATCTTCTGTCGTTAAAGATAAAAGTTTTAAAAATTCAATTGTAATAAATAATCCTAATGATTTTGAAATGTTAAATGGCAAAGCATTTACAATGTTTAATACTTATATAATAGAAAATTTTAATTTAAAACACGACGTTCGATTAATAAATCAATTTAATTTTGGAAGTGTTTTTGAAGAAAAAGAAAACTCTATTACAAAAAACTTAATTGATAAATATAGATTAGATAATTCTCCTGACTATACTTGTATCTATGGTATTGATGTAGAAAAAAATTCTCAACAATTAATATTAGAGTATTCTGATAAAAGACTAGTTCAACAATTTTTAAAATTAGAATTAAAAAATAATGAATATGTTATCTTTCCATCTACATTAAATTATTTTTTTAATAAAAATACTTCAGATAAAATAAACACATATCTAACTACAGCATATGGTATAATGCGTTATTAAAAATGTCCGATAATTTTTATTATTACTGGATGTTTAATGAGGGTTTACCAGAAAGAATATGTGATGAAATAATTCAATATGGGAAAGATAATAAAGACAGAGAAACAACTGCTATTATTGGAGAACTTGGACAAGGTAGAGATATTAATAAAAATCCTTTGAGTAAAAAAGAAACAAAAAAATTACATAAGTTAAGAAAGTCTAATGTAGTGTGGATGGATGATCCATGGATATATAAAGAAATACATCCTTTTATAGAACGTGCTAACATAGAAGCAGAGTGGAACTATCAATACGATTGGTCTGAAACTTGTCAATTTACTAAATATGAAAAAGGCGACTATTATGATTGGCATTGTGATTCTTGGAAAGTGCCATATAAACAAGGAAATTTTCAAAAGGGAAAAATTAGGAAGTTGTCTGTTACAGTATGTTTGTCAGACTCTAATTCTTTTAAAGGTGGAGATCTTCAATTTGATTATAGAGATCAACACCCAAAAAGACCTAAACCAATACACACAGTTACAAACGTAAGTAAAGGTTCAATAATTGTTTTTCCTTCTTGGTTATGGCATAGAGTAACGCCAGTTACAAAAGGAATTAGACACAGTTTAGTAATTTGGAGTTGTGGATGGCCATTCAAGTAATAGATAATTTTTTAGATAAGGATGATTTTAATAAAATTCAATCCTGTATGGTTAGTAATTATTTTCCTTGGTTTTATTCTGATCATGTATCTTATGAAAATGATAAAGGTAAATTTTATTTTACACACAATTTTTATAAAGACTTAAAACCACAAAGTTCTTTTTTTCCTATGTTAGATAATTTATTAAATAAATTAGAAATAAAAAGTTTAATTAGAATTAAAGGAAACTTACATATAAAGTCAGATAAATTTAAATACAATAATTTTCACACAGATTATTCATTTACACACAAAGGTTGTATTTTATACATAAACGATAATAATGGCTTTACATATTTTAAAGAATCAGATAAAAAAGTAAAACCGAAAGCAAACAGGATAGTTTTATTTGACCCAAGTATCGAACATAAAAGTTCAAGGTGTAGTGATAGTAAAATTAGAGTTAATATAAATATAAATTATTTTTAATGAGTTTTAAAAAAAGTAAATACAAAGTAGTTAAAAAAGCAATACCAAAAGTATTGTCTCATTTTGTAGCAGATTATTTTTGCATTAAAAAAGAAGTAAATTTAACCATGCTTAAATTTAAATACATAAGCCCTTTTCAAACAGATTATGGATCATGGAGAGACACACAAGTACCTAATACTTATTCACATTATTCAGATATCGCTATGGAAACTTTGTTACTAGGTCTGCTTCCTAAAATGGAAAAAGAATCTGGTATAAAATTAGTGCCTACTTATTCTTATGCAAGAATATATAAAAACGGAGATATTCTTGAAAGACACAAAGATAGAAAAAGTTGTGAGGTTTCTGCTACACTTAATTTAGGTGGAGATAAGTGGCCAATATTTTTAGAGCCTTCTGGAAAAAATAATCAAAAAGGAGTTAAGATAAATTTAAATGTAGGAGATATGTTAATGTATAAAGGATGTGATTTGGAACATTGGAGAGAACCTTTTAATGGTGAGATGTGCGTGCAAGTTTTTTTACATTATAATAAAAAAGGTAAAAACTCAAACGAGTTTGATGAAAGACCTCATTTAGGACTACCTAATTGGTTTAAAGGTAGAACATATGAACAAGAATAATACCAATTCACTAAAAGAAAAATTTAAAAAATATTTAAAAAAAATTAACTATCCTAAAAAATTTGAAGGGTGGCACATTAAAGGGATGTTAAAAAACAATTCTAATAATGTATATAAATTTGATGTGTCTGATCTTATTAGAAAAGATGGCAACTATCATGAAAAAATAGGTAGCTTTAAAAGTAAAGCAGAAAAAATGGTTTTTAGTTTTAAAAATAAATGGGTCATATTAGATATAGAGGAATTACACACTTATATAAAAGATAATAAATTAAACGATGTTAATTTAGATGAGTTAATAAAAAATCTTGAATGGAACATTATAATAAAAAAATGAAAGAATATAAATTACCACTCAATAGTTTTATAGGAGGTTGGTTTATTAATAAATCTACTTGTAACGCCATAGTAAAATATTTTAAAGATACTCCTAATAAATTTAAAAACAAAGGACATGTGTATAACTCTGGTGAAAGAAAAATAAATAAAAAAATAAAAGATTCTTTAGACTTACCAATAAGCAAAAAACAATTTTTGCCCCCGTTTAATAATTATCGAAAAGAGTTGCAAGATTGTTTAGAGAAATATTTAGTTAGATATCCAGAATCTAATACACTAGAAAGATTTAATATTAACGATGACTACAATATACAGTATTACAAACCTGAAGGAGGTTTTAAACAATGGCATTGTGAAAGAGGAGGTCTATTAGACGTAAAAAGAATTTTAGTTTTTATGACATTTTTGAATGATTCACCTAATGGTGGCACTATGTTTAAATATCAAAAATTAACTATACCAGCAAAAAAAGGTTTAACCTTAATATGGCCCACAGATTTTACACATACTCACAAAGGACAGATATCTAAAACCCACGAAAAATACATCATAACTGGATGGTATTCATTTAACAGCTAGACATCTCTTTTTATTGCTGTTAAAATAACAAAAAACCTTATAATAAAACGACTATGCTACAAAAGATAGGATTTCAACCAGGTATAAATAAACAAATATCAGAGACTGCCGCTGAAGGTCAGTGGACAGATTGTGATAACACACGATTTAGATATGGTATACCTGAAAAAATAGGAGGTTGGAATCAATTAGGAACTTTAAATGAAAATGAATTAACTGGAGCGGGAAGAGGACTTCATCATTTTATAAATAGTTTATCTAGAAAATATGCTATTATTGGAACCAACAGGATATTATACGCATTTTCAGGAGGTGTATTTTATGACATACATCCAATACAATCTACAACTACTTTAACAAATGCTTTTACTACTACTAATGGGTCTCCAACAGTTACATTAACTTATTCTAGTGCACACAATTTAGTTCCGGGTGATATATTATTAATGGATAATTTTACAGCTATAACTAATTCTAATTATAGTGCATCTGATTTTGATGATAAAAAATTTATGGTTGTAACCACACCTACGAACACAACAATTACAATCACAATGCCTTCAAATGAAACTGGTTCTGGTGCAACTACATCAGGCGGTATTAGAATTCAAAAATATTACACAGTTGGTCCTGCGGTTCAAGCAAAAGGTTTTGGTTGGGGTTTAGGTTCTTGGGGTGGTGAAGCAGCTGGTGCTATTTCAACAACTTTAAACGGTGCTCTTTTAGATGATACTGCAGGAACTGGAGGGTCAGGAACTTCTATTACACTAACTGACACAACTAACTTTCCATCTTCAGGCACAAATTTTGTTCA